AATGGAACTAGGTGCAATCGCTCTTGCTGAGCTGCGCAAGGACGCCCTTCTTAAGGCGTACGAAGAGCAGCAAGCAAAAGGCAAGGAGGCTACTGATGCCATCCAAGCGGCTCACGGCGACGGGTCAGTTGACCTCGAGACCGGAGAGTTCACCCCAGCTCCTGCTCCAGAAGCAGAGGTTGTAGAGTAAGTAAAGCAGAGCCTTACCTAAAGTCAAGCCCCGCAAGGGGCTTTTCTTTTTGCTTTATTTTTGTCCCAGTTCAAACCCATTTACTTTATCAGACTATGATACTCACCTACATAAAGAATAAGATTATGGGCTTTGCTGCCATCTTTAAGGACGACAACTCTTGGAACGAAAAGACCATTATTGGTTTTATGTCGTTCGCTGTAATGGTAATGGTAATGGTAGCCGACGTAGTGTCTGGCTTTATGGGTAAGGACCTTGTGATAAATGAGTTCACATACAACTCGTTTGTGATTATTACCCTTGGCTCGTTTGGTATTGCTGGTCTGGAAAAGTTTGCTAAAAAATGAAACTACCCGTATCCTACGAGCAGTTTGTAAAGAACCCCATCGTCGGGTTGATGTTCTTATGTATTAGTGCTTTAGCTTATCTTTATCTAAGCTCAAGCAGCGACAAGAACAGCTCATTAGAACAGTGTAATGTTCGCGTAGAGAAGTTAGAATCAGACAAAGAGCTGTTGTCTACCCACCTACGCAAAAGAGACAGTGCTCTTGCCTACGCTAGTGCTATGTTGAACCTTAAAGATATGGCCAAATGAAAACTAATATGCTCATCCTCGCAAGCTTCATAGCTGGATTTGCAATCGCCAATGTGCCCAACAGCAAACAAGTTCCTGTATATGATGACACTCAAGAGTTAATCGCTAAAGGAGTAGAGCAAATGGAGATTCTTGGCCAACGCTCCGAGGAGGTAAATAAAGCTGTCAAGACTAAATTCCACGATATGAAGCAGACCATTGAGGTCTTGGAAGAGGAGAAACAGCATCTGGTTCAACAAGTAAAGGTGATGGAGAATGAAATCGTTGCTGTTAAGTCTGTTGCTCCTGCACAGCCTTTTGACGTACTCGCAATCGTACCCGATTCAACGAGTAGAAAATAAAGACACCGTAGTCGTAATGACTAAGGCCCAGGCGATTGCGATAAATAATCGCTTTCTTTCTATGGATTCAACAATTAAAGCATACGATGAAGCCTACAAACTCAAGTATTTTCAGTTACTTCAAGCTCGCCAAACAATGGTTTTCCAAGATTCAATCATTGATGAACTCAATCGAAGCCTCCGAGCCAAGCCAATCTACAAAAAAGCCACGCAAACGGACATCTTCGTAGGGTCTTTTTTTGTTGGATTTAGTGTATTGATGGGATACTTAACTTTGTAGTATGGAAGACAGAATCAAAAATATGCTAAAGAAGCACGGGTTGTCTGGCGTCAACAAGCCAAAGAAAACTCCGTCGCACCCAACTAAGAAAGGCATTGTGCTAGCTAAGGTTGGTGATAAGGTACGTTTGATTCGTTTTGGAGACCAGAAGATGGGCCATAATTACAGTCCTGAGGCTCGTAAAAGCTTCAAGGCTCGCCACGCCAAGAACATTGCCAAAGGCAAGATGAGTGCTGCATATTGGGCAGACAAAGCGTTCTGGGGCGGCCCAAGCGCAGACAAGAAGATGCCACCCAAGTCGCAGAAGTATACACGTGGAATCTAATGGCTACTGCAAAAAAGAAGAACCCAGCGCTTTGGGAGAAAGCAAAAGCTCAGGCGAAAGCCAAGATGGGCGGGAAGCATTCTGCTCGGGCGATGCAATTAGCTGTTTCGTTATACAAGAAAGCAGGAGGTACCTACGAGGGTCCCAAGCGCTCGACTTCTCTCTCAAAGTGGACCCGGCAGAACTGGCGCACAAAAAGTGGTAAGCCATCAAGTGAAACAGGTGAACGCTACCTGCCAGAAAAAGCTATAAAGTCCCTGTCGTCAGCTGAATACGCAGCTACTACTCGTGCCAAGAGAGAAGGGACGGCAAAAGGAAAACAGTTCGTTAGACAGCCTGAAAGGATTGCCAAGAAGGTTGCTAAGTACCGTAAGTAACGTCCAGCCAATGGGTTGAGATGTTGTAACATCTTTTTGTTTAAATTTGTAACGTATAATCAAAATTTAATATTATGTCAAAAGAAATTGAAGACGCTCTTGGAGCAATGGGATTTGAGATTACTAGCGGAGATGTGAGTCAAGACATCCCAGTAGAAACTCCATCGTTCGAGCCCCCACAGGGTTCCGATGTGATTGACCTCTCAGGCCTAATGCAGCCAAGCTCAACGCCAGAGCCTACCGGAGAACCACAGGCTCCCGTGTCAGACTCACAAGAGCCTCAATCAAACCAAGGTCAGGTTATTGACCAAAGTTCTTTACAATCTCCCGAGCCGGAGATGTCTGATGAGGAGTTCGAGTTGGCTATCGCCAATTACGTCAGCGAAAAGCTTGGCGTGTCGATAGACAGCATTGATGCTCTTAATCAGATGTTGAATGCTCGACAATCTGTAGAAATCGACGAGCGTGTAAAGGCCATCGCCGACTTCGTTTCAGAAACAGGAAGAGACCCGCAAGATTGGTTTAGATACCAATCAATCAATCCATCCGAAATGGATGACTTGAGTGCTGTTAGACTACAGCTTGCAGTCGACTACCCAAATCTGTCTACTGAGGAAGTAGAGTTATTGGTTGGTTCTAAGTATAAACTAGACCCAAGCATCTACTCCGAAGACGAAGTTAGGCTGTCCTCTATTCAGCTCAAGATTGACGCAGACAAAGCTAAACAGGGTATTGCGAAGCTCCGCGATAGCTACAAAATGCCTGTGAAGCGAGAGGAACAGATTCAAGATGTTCAAAGCCCAATTGACCAGCAGTGGATTTCCACAATGGCTAAGGAAGTTGACGAACTCGAAGCTATCTCATTTGACCTCGCGGGTCAGGAGTTCAACTTTGCGTTACGAGACGACTATAAAAATCAATTGAAGCAGAAGAACGCTAATCTTGACCAGTTCTTCGACCAGTACGTAGATGAAAGCGGAAGCTGGAACTTCGAGCTGCTGAACGTGCACCGTGCCGTGGTAGACAACATTGATGAAATTGTCAAGTCTGTTTACAATCAGGGCCTCAGTGACGGACAGCGTAAACTCGTCGATAAGGCAGCTAACGTAGACGTTTCGTCTCCGAAAGTAGCGCCTTCGTCTGGTACTGATAATAATGTCGCCCAACAGATTTTCAACCATCTGTACGGAGACAACAACCTTCGTTTAAAAATCTAATCTAGATACATAAAATGTCTACGACTAACACCCCGTTGGATTTTTCACCCAACAGTTTTCGCCGCCTCGAGCCGGCCAAATACGTTTCTCTTGGTGACTTCATCAACCAAGTAAACAAGCCTGACAACCGTGACCTTCTTGTTAAGACCTACGGCGACCAAGGCATCACTGGATTCCTTCAACTCACCGGAGCTGTAAAGGCTAACGGCGTTGCTGACGAAATCCAATACTGGGAAGAGACCCGCCTGCACCAGCTTCAGGTTGCTACGCCTGCCGCTTCTGCTTCTACCGGAGCTACTTCTATCGTTCTTGGAATGGCCTCAGCTTCAGCTACCGCTACCGGTGCTACCAAGGCTGCTGGTCAAAAGTACCTGCGTGTTAACGACGTAATCTTGGTTGGTGGTGTAGACCGCTTCATCATTACGGAAGTTTCTTCTGGCGAGTACTCTCAAGAAGTTGCTGCTTCTGCAACGGCTGTTTCTCTGAAAGGCACTGGCTTGAGCGCCAACCTCGCCGCTTCAGTTGCTAACTTCCCGATTGTAGGTAATATGTTCGCTCAAGGAACCGACCAAAACGAAGGCTACCTCGAGACGAACGTTGTTAAGCGCACCAACCCTTATATGATTATCAAGGAAGTCTACAAGGTTACGGGTTCGCAAGCTACCAACATCGGCTGGGTTAACTTGGGTAACGGTGACTACCGTTGGTTCATCAAGTCTGAGAACGACACTCGTCAGCGCTTCCTCGACAAGCGTGAGATGATGATGCTCTTGGGCGAGACTGTTACCAACACTGCTACCGCCCTCACGAGTGCTGTAGGTTCTATCGCTGGCTCAGAAGGTTACTTCTCTGCTATCCAGAACCGCGGTATCGTAGTTAACTCTGGTGCTACCACGACGGCTGCCATCGCTAGCTTGACTGAGCTTGATGCCATCATCACCGCTCTTGACAAGCAAGGTTCTATGCCTGAGTACGCTATGTACGTTAACCGCCTGCAAGACCTCGCAATCGACAATATGATTGCTGCTGGTATCAACGCTGGTGTTGTTAGCGGAACGACTGTTGCTGGTCTTCCTGGTCAGTTCGGTCAGTTCGCCAACGGTGCTGACTTGGTTAAGCTTGGCTTCACCTCGTTCCTCCGTGGTTCTTACACCTTCCACAAGCACAGCTGGAAACTCCTCAACGACCCCACGTTGTTGGCTAACAGTGTGTTCCAAGGCGTAATGATTCCTTTGACTCGCGTTGCTGACCCGAAAACTGGTGATAAGGCACCTGCTTTGGAAATGAACTACAAGGCTACCAACGGTTACAACCGTGAAATGGAGCACTGGATGACTGGTTCTATCCTTGGCGTTACCAACACCAACGAGGACGCATTGCAGTTCAACTACCGTTCTGAGTGTGCGCTTGTAACAAGAGCAGCTAACCAGCACGTTCTTCTTCGCTCATAATCAATGAGTTAGATGATGGAGAGGGGGCTTCGGCCCCCTTTTTTATTATATTGTCATAACACATAAATTTGCAATGTTTAATAACATTAAATTCTATTAGTTATGGCACGTCCACGTGTAAACCAATTGTCCTCTGAATCCTTTGAATTGGATACAGAGTCAATCGTTGCAGAAGTTGCAACACCTGTTCCAGCTCCCGTATCAAAGCCTAAGGCTGTTGCTGCTCCAGTAAAAGAGCTTAAGCCAAAGATTTACCACATCCCTAGCGGTGGTGGTATTATCTACACCATTAAGTCTGAGGCTATTATTTACGACCCGAATACGAATACTAACCGACAGATTCGTTACTGTCCTAATGAGCCGTCTGTATTTGCTGATGAACAGTCTAGTTTTGCAGTACGCCAGCACGTAATCTTTGAAAACGGAATGCTGTACGTTCCGATTGAGAATCCTACGCTTCAGCGATTCCTTGACCTGCACCCCGGCAACAGAGCCAACGGTGGTGGGATTTTTGAAGAAGTAAACACGGAGCGCAACGCTCAGGTTGATGTGGATTCAGAATTCATACTGCACGACGCAATCGGATTGGTTCGCAACAAATCTGTTGATGAACTGCTTCCTGTAGCTATTTACTTGGGCATTGACACCAACCAGAAGAACGCTGAGATTAAGCGTGAGCTGTTGCTAGAGGCCAAGGCCAATCCTAAGAAGTTCATTGAGCTGTTTGACAATCCAGTTGTACAGGCTCGTGCTGCCGTTAAGAATGCCATCAATTACCAAATCCTCAAGGAGCGCCCTGATGGTATGTACTGGTTTGACAGTGGTCGCCTAATCGTTTCTACGCCAGCAGGTCAAGATACGGTTGAGGTTATGTCCCGTTTTTGTCTTAGCGAAAAAGGCTCTATCTTGTACAACGAATTGAAAGAGCAACTCGAGAAGTTGTGATGTTTGATTGGTTAAGGGGGTAAGGGGGCTTCGGCCCCCTTATTTATTTGGTATATTTGCAGTAAACGAAGAACTATAATGGCAAGTGTAAGTCGCGTATATTCAGCACTCAAGGATTTGGCTAACAAAGACCAAAGAGGCTTTATTACGCCAGCTATCTTCAACAACTTTGCGCAGGTTGCTCAGATGAGCATTTTCAATAAGCTGTTCACTGATTTTGAACAGGGTAAGATTGCAAGAATCAAAAACATAGACCCGTCGGCTGATAAGTCAAAGGTCAAGAGAGTTGAGGAAGATTTGGCGTACTTCTCTAAAACGGCTGTAATCAGTCAGGCAAACAGCGTTTTTGCTAAGCCTGCTGACTTGGCTAGAATAATCTCTGCTACTACTAGCGGGAGCATTTTGCTCAACCAGTCTACCAGAATCAACATCCCATTTGTATACGACCAAGCAAAGGTTGACTACATTATGTTGAGCGAGCTTTCTAAGCCTACGGAGATGTTCCCTATTGCTGTTGTTGGTGAAGACATTGAGGTATATCCTACTACGATTAAGAAGATTCGCCTGAACTACTACAAGCAGCCGCAGGGTCGAAATACCGTTACGGGAGCAAGAACAGCATCTCAGCCACGTTTTGGCTACACCGTTGTTGCTGGTAAAGAAGTATACAGCGTAGCCAACAGCGTTGACTTTGAACTTCCTGAGCATTACTTCGCTGACTTAGTTATTGAAATCGCTAAGCTTGTTGGTGTTAACTTAAGGGACCAAGACGTATACGCATACGCTGCTGCCGAAGAAAAAGCTAATATGTAATGGGACAGAATACCGTATCTCTACAGCAGGTTGTCTATGACTTTATGCTGTCTATTGACCAAGACGACTTTGCAAACAATGCGTCGGAGGTTTTCATCAAGAACATCGCTCTTCGGGGAATCCGAGAGATGGGTTTTGACTTGCTCAAAAGAATTAAGGCTACTACTCTTGCGGTAGACCCTTCCACAAACACGGTAGACTTCCCGTGTGATTACGTTGATTATACTAAAATTGGAAAAATTGGAAGCGATGGACTTGTCTATGTATTCGGGGAGAACAAAAACTTTAACCTCACCGGAACCCCTATCACTCTTAACGACGATTTCGACCAGAACTATGACTCCTACATTTTCCGGGAGTACGTATACACCACTTCAAACGGAGGAATGTATGGACTCGGGGGCGGTAACTATTCTGGTCAGTATCGCGTAGACACTGTTAACTGCAGGTTTGAGTTGTCTTCTGACATCAATACATCTGAGGTTTACTTGGAGTACATTGCTGACGAGGCATTGTCTTTAGACCCAACTATCCACGTTTACGCAGAGCAGGCTTTGCGTGCGTACATCTATTACCATATCATTGAGCGTAAGGCCAGCGTTCCGCAGGGCGAAAAGGCTCGTGCTCGCCAAGAGTACTTCAACGAAAGACGCTTGGCCAACAGCAGACTTAAGGCATTCTCTAAAGAGGAGGCGCTCAAGACCATCAGAAAGAATTTCAAGCAGTCACCTAAGGCTTAATTATGGCAATAGACAAGCTTATACCGAGATACCTTAATAAGGATGATGACGCTCGTTTAGTAAAGACAGTTGAGATGACGGACGCTTTAAACGTTCGTATCTCCGCTGACTCTGACGGCAATGGTGGCGTAATCAAGAACGCTTATGGCAACGACGACATTCCATTTAGGGCTGGAGACGAATTGCCAAATGGCGATAATGAGGTAATTGGTGTAGTATCAAATCCGCAGGACGGCGAGATATATTTCTTCGTTTGGAACGAGAACAATGATGACTCTATCTATCGGTTCTCGTCTTCTTCCAATGAGGCACAGCTTGTTTATCGCTCATCAACGCTTGGATTTGTCCGCTACGCTACGGTAAGAGCTACAGTTATCAAGAACCTTTCTGATGAGGTTCTTCTGTACTTCACGGACGGAATCAACGAGCCAAGAAAGATAAACGCAACACGGGCTCTTTTAGGATTATATCCTGCCGCATTCACCTCGGGGACAGATTCTGAGAAGTTAATCTGTACTGCGGTGGCCAAACAGCCTCCAATGACTCCTCCTACGTTTGTATTCTCTACGAATCCAACGCTAAGGCAGAATAATCTTTACGAGGCTACATTTCAGTTCGCTGCTCAGTACGTATATCAGGACGGGGAGCGTTCAGCTATTTCTCCGTATTCTGAGTTGGCTGTTTCTCCTGCCCAGTTCTTTGATGGAATTTTGTCTGAAGAAGAAAAGCTAAAGGATAACACCTTAACAATATCTGTTCCAACAAGCGTAGCTGATGTCAAGGAGATTATTGTCTTGGCTCGCAATGGAAACATTGGTACGTTCTACGAGATTGGAACTGTAAACAACAGTCCGACTACTGCTTTTCAGACCGTTACGTTTGACAACAGCAAGCTGTACACTCCGGTGTCTGGAGATGAGGTAAAGAAAATTTACGACAATGTTCCCTTCTCTGCTGAGTCTGTCACCATCGTAGGGAACAGACTTGTCTTTGGAGGATACACGGCTGGACGTGAGAACATACGCACAGATGTTGACGTTCTTCCAAACTACTTTCCGCAGCCAAGCAATTACGACATTGAGGTGTCCTATCCATCAACATACCACGCAACTGTTGAGTTAAGAAGGAAAGGATTTGACATTGACATTAGCAACATTCCAGCCTCTACTGCCGAAGACTCCATATTAAACCTAGCTTTTTCGCTGAACCTTGGATGTATATCGTTTGAGGTTGGCGGTATGTATATTCAGTGGGTACAAAAAGATAAAGCCACGCAAAATGAGCACGACTACGCTGGATTGATTTCTAGTAGAGTTCAGCCAAGTGGAGGCGGATTGAATGTAAAAGCCTCTCCATTTTCTATATCTAAGTACATCAATGTACCATCTGGCTCTACAAAAGCTCAGATTGTTGACCTCATTAAGACTTCTATAATCGACACCTACAACGTAGTTCTTGATTCTGATGTTACTGATTTTGAATACGCTAGCCGCATTGTAGAAGTAGATGACCTTCAAGGAAGTACGAACGACAGTAAATGGATGTTTTTCAATGGCTCAGGTCAGATTAGTGTTTCGCTAGGAGATGAAACATCGTCTAGGCTGACATTTAATATGAGCGTTGAAAGCGCTGCCTTAGTTGCTAAAGTTGGATACAACTTTAATGTGGCTACCGCTATAAATTCAGCAGTAAACATATTTCCCCCTACTTCAATGCTCAGGTCGTTGTTTACTAGGGGTAAATCACTTGGCGAGGCTTTTCCAGCAACTAATGTCTTGTTTAACCAGATTGAATTTGTTGACGCTCCATCTATTACGTATCAGGGTGACGGAGAAGACTACAATGAATTCAATAAGGTAACTCAGTCTGGCAACCAATTTGTACCAAAGTTTGGGACTTCTACCACTCCGCTTATCACCAATGGAGAAACGTTCTTCTTGGACAATACCGACGACGTAGACAACGCCATTTCTTTTCAGGCTAACATATTGACTAAAGGCAATGTCAATGGATACCAGACGTTTAAAGCTGGAGCCACCCATTCTTTTGGCATTGTATACTACGACTTGTTCAACCGAAACGGAGGAGTACAGCCTCTACGGGATATGTACGTAGACTGGTACGATGTTCGTTCGCTAGACAATGACTTATACGGAAGGGTAGACACTGTTCTTCGTGTAAAGCATAACGCTCCATTGTGGGCCGTCAAGTGGGCTCCTGTATATGCTAAGATTAACAGCGTTACCAATAAACTACAGTACTCTATAACAAGAGCGTACACTGCCACAAACCTTCAGGCTAAACCATTCTCTGGCGTCGCATCATTCGAAGAGGTTATCTATCTGTCTATGCGCTCACTTGAAGGAAAGAGTGACTCGTACAGAGAGATGTTTGCTGCTGACATTGAGTACAAGTTCCAAGAAGGGGACAGACTTCGTATTGTTCAGTACGGCAACCTGCAGCGCTCGTCTATTGATGTGGAGGTACTTGGTTACTTTGACTTTATAGACGACATTGATACCAACCCAGTACTTGACCTGACAAGCGACGAGGATACGTTCAATACTACGGGAAGATTCTTGGCGATTAGAACTGTTGATTTTGTTGGGTGGGATACCTACAGCATCATTACAGGAGTGGACAACTGGCGCAATGACTGCGTAATAGAAATCTATCGTCAGAACCGCCCGATGTCAGAACAGATTTTCTACGAGATTGGCGAGAACTACCCAGTTGTAAATGGAGTCCACGTAGGACAACGTACTGTGGTTAGTCCAGTTGATGTAGAGGTAGCCGCTGATGGAGATGGCTTAATCTTCTACGCTAACGTTCAAGTATTTAAGGGTGACATCCTTACCGATGGAAGCGGTAATACTCTTGTTGTAAACAACGCATACCCAGCTGTAAATGGAATATACAGCTACGTGTTCTACGCAAATATCACTAGCGGCTCTTTCTCTATTGCAACCTATACGCTGAACCTGACCAACAGCTCAGATGCTGTTATTCAGTTTTCGTCTGGAGATAGCTACTACAGACCCCGCTTGCTAAAGGTTGGAGAGAAGGCATACGCCAACAACCTTGAGTTCTCATTCATTGAGGACTACTCTGTTAGCGATATGTTCCCGTCTAACTCTATATCTATCGGAAGACCTCACGCTGTTATTCCAGATTCAAAGACGACATTCTATCAATCTTCGATAGTTTATTCTGAGCCGTATCTTATTACAAATCAACGTCTTGGGCTTTCCTCTTTTAACCCATCGCTGGTTAACTTCAAGGATTTAGATTATAGATATGGCTCTATTAAACAGCTTGTGGGCGATGACGACCGTATGTATGTCATCCAAGAGCGCAAGGCTGGTTGGCTGCCCGTAGGCAGAAATGTCATCCAAACATCAGAAGGCCTTGAGTCGTTGACAGTATCTAATGCTGTCTTTGGTGTGGCTAACTATTACTTGGGAGATTATGGCATCAACAACAATCCCGAGTCTCTTGGCGTAGACCGCGGTAGAATCTACTTTGCTGATGTTCGTGCCGGTAAGATTGTGCGCATCTCTAGAGACGGCATTACGCTTATCAGCGAGGCCAAGATGGACGCTTTCTTCAAGGAGAACTTCCGATACATCACTACGCTTACCTCTAGGCAGAAAGTCGTAGGTGGCGTTGACAACGAGGCAGAGGAATACATTGTGTCTACTGACCTTATCAGCAGTGCTGTCGTTACTGTTACAGATGGTACTACTACATACACATACGATGTACAAACGAATACTGCCGGAGACAGAGTTCTATCTGACATTGAGTTTGACGATGACGACATCTTCACATTCTCTACTGAGATTCGTGAGTTCCAAACGATATGCGACGAGTTCCAGTACAGCCTTAACGCCATTGTCTTCTTGGATAAGCTGATTGACGGACAGCCTGCTTACGTCGGCGAGGAGTTCATTGGTCAGACTGGCGTAATCTACGGAGTGGCCACGAACTCTACGTATGACTTCTTCGTCACGATTGCTCTTGACCTTGCTCAGGGTAACTTCTCATTCACCAATGACTGTGGTGACTATGATGGAAGCATCGGCTCTCCGAGTTCATTTGTAAACGACTTTACTGCTGCGTTTGACGTAAACGACGGAGTATGGAACACTCTGTACTCATACCGACCAGAAGCAATAGCCAGCGTAGATGACACGTTGTACACGTTTAAAGGTGGCACGATGTACGTACACACTGATGCTGTTCCCCGCACCACGTACTATGGAGCGAATACCCCCGCAGGTTCTATTGTAGAGGTTATTTCATCATCAAATAACTCAATGGTTAAGTGCTACGAGGCTATGAGCATTGAAGGTGACGCTCCTTGGGCTGTTGCTGTCTCTAACACGGACCAATCAACACAAATTGCTAGTGCTGATTTTGAGGAGAAAGAGCGTTACTACTACGCTTATGTACCAAGGGACAGCAGTGCAAACACTGGTACGTCAACGATTACGTCGCTGTCTGGAACGTCTGAGGTATTTGTCCTTGGTGATGTTGCAACCGGTGGAGTGGTTGGCTCTAGCATTACGTTTACTGCCCCTGTTGGAGCTGTAGCATTCCCGATTGGCGCATCTTTATTCAAGGTGTCTGGCAACACTATGGTTACCTTAAGCGTTACGGTTACTGGAATCACTGGAAGCAACACGATTAGCTGCTCTGGCGCTCCCGTAAGCCTTGCTAATGGAAATACTGTTATTGCCATTGCGAACCCACTTATCGAGGGAGACCAGATGCGTGATTACTTCTCTAAGTTTAGACTTAGTAATCTAGACCCTAACGAGATTGAGCTTTACGCTGTTAATGCAGTATTTAGCCCAAGTAAATTACACAATGAACTAGGACAACAATAAATAATATCTTTGTATTATGAAGGTTAAAAAAGGAAAACCAGTAAAGAAATACAGTGTTGGTGGAGCCATTGCTGCTCAGGCGGCACTTGGTGGTCTTCAAGCTTTAATTAGTGGAGCGCAATATTTTGGTGGAACGGCAGCCGCTAATAAGCTAAAGGCTCCGTCAACTGCTACTCCTATGGCATTCCGAGACCTGTACGAGAGCTCTCAGAACCAAAAGATTGTACAAAAAAACCTAGACGAAATCAACCGAGCTGCTCAGACGTACCTACAAGCACTTCAAGCTGGCGGTCCTCAGGCTGTTGTTGCTGGTATTGGAAATATTGCTGAAGGCCAAGCGTCTCAAACTCAAGACGTTCTAAATGCTCAGATGCTTCGTGAGATAAAAGCAGCAGAATCTCTTGCTCTTGCCGATGAACGTGCTCAAGGACGTGCTCGTGATGTATACGAAACTCGTTTTGGCGAGGCTCAGGCTGCTCGTGCTGCTGGACTGCAAAATGCATTTAATGCTGCAGGCTCAGTAGCTAAGGGCCTTATTGCTCTTGAGACTGGAAAAGATGGATTTGACAATCAAAAAACTGCTGATGTTGCCCCTGGCGAGATGGCTTCGTTTACTGAGGAGTTAGACATCGCTCCTGCAGGACAGATGGTTAAGCCAATGAGCAAAATTCCCTCTTTGGTTGATAACGCAGAGCTGATTAAAAGAGCTCAGGAGCTTTCTAAGTTCGCATTTGAAGACGGAGGTATGATGACTGGTGGTAAGTTCAGCCATAAGACTAATCCAATTGACATCATTCGCAAGGGGGAGAAGATTGGAGAGATGACTGGAGGAGAGGTAATCTTGAATCCCGCTCAACAGAAGAAGCTCAGCAAGGAAAGCGCATACTTCCGTCAGTTGTTAAAAAAATTCAATAAGCAGAAGTAATGGCAATAGCACCACCTCCCGTAGTATTAAACACTCCAGACTTAGTTGGTTACGCTCAGCAGCTAAAGGCTCAGAAGCAAGAGCGTGAAAATCGTCTTGCTGAGTATTTAGGTAAGTTCACCAAGGCGCAGGGACAGCTTCTTGACGGAGTTCGTCCTGAGGTTCAAAAAGCGTGGGACGAGGTTCAAGCATTGTCTACTGAGGTAGAGATGAATGACAGCCCATCTAATCGCACTGCGCTTAACCGTGCATACCAAGAGTACGCTGAGCTGGCTGGTGCTGGTATGGCTTATACTCAGTCTGTCCTTAGGGAAACGGCAGCAGCTATGATGGAGCCTGAGAAGTTTAATCTTCGCGGTATGTCGGCTAAAGACCTATACTCAGGAATAAACAGCGAAATGCTTGATAGAGGCGCTATTCTGTCTCGTGCATCACAGCCTTTTGTCCTTGACAGAAAGTTCGAGTACAAGATGATGGACCCATATCAGCTTGCTCGTGATGTGCGTAAGGACTGGGATGAGTCAGCTAAGTTCAGCTTCATCGACCCTAAGACAGGTAAGTATAATCCAGCAGACAGAGAAAAATGGATTAATGATACTGTCACTGTCAGATTGCAGTCTCCTGAGTTTCAAAAGAATGCAGCCATTTGGTCTGGAGTTAACCTGCGTCAGATTGGCGAAGGGGGGCAGGTAACAGACTATAGCCAAGTAGATAATATCCTGAGTAATCCACAGGCACCTGAATGGATTAACAACTATAAGAACGAGACAATCAAGTACACTGACCTTCTCGTCCCTGAGGCATCTATCAATCCTTACACTGTTCGTCAAGACGAGCTACAGCGTCAGGCTGCGTCGTCTTATGGATTCGGATTCGGCAGTGGCCCTAAGGGAGCTACGCTTCACAGCCCATTTGAGCGACCAGTAGAAGGAAAGGGAGCCAAGGTTGAAATGGGTGCACTTGGAACCAACATTGTTCCACCTCAGTCCAGTGAGCCGGCTACTGGATTCCAAGCTCAGGATGGCATTTATTCTGGCTCACGTCAGATTGTAGAGTTCGGAAGACTTCCGAATGGAAATATCTATGTGTCGTACAAAGACTCAGAAGGAACTGATGCTCAAAATGTATTTGGCGGAGCGCAAGGCTCTGATATGGTGGAAGCTACACCTCAAGACATCGCATCACTACAACAGTACCTTATTCGCAAGAAGGACGCTCCTACATACAATTTCCTATTCGGAAATGACGTATCTTCGAGTAGTGCTTCAGGGGCACCCAAAGCGACTAACGCTGCGGACCTCAGAGCGAAATATGGTTACTGATGGAAGACGAACTGATTTTATCCGAAAAAGACAGAAGTAGACTTGATGGCATCGTCAGCAAGATGGTTGCCAATGGCGAGTCAGATGAAAATATTCAGTTTGTTGTAGGAGACTTCAAAAAGAAGTACGGTACCGTAAAAAAAAAAGAAGAGTCGCTTTTCGGTGGTTTACAGGACAGGCAGGAATCTATGGAGGCTCCTGCACCGTCTACATCGGCAAAGACAGCTATACCTTCACAGCAGCCTTTAAAAAAGGAAGAGCCAAAGAGTGAGTCTCGTAAGCTTGGAATCAGCAGAGAAGACATCTTCAATTCTGCTGCACTAAGCACTATTCAAAATGCTGTAAAATCAGGCGAACTATCTGAGCAAGAGATTTCTACGCTCGGTGGCGACCCGCAAAATCTGTTCACTCGGATAGCCGAGAACAGAGCCAAAAATGATACTCGTCTGAGTCCAGAAGTAGAGCGTGCTCAAGCGCTCAAGCAGGCGCGTGGCCCAGAGAATGCTGCCTTTATGGACCAGCAGATTCAGTTTGCGAAGAATAAAGACCTGAATCTAAAGAAGGAAAAGTACGCTGCTGCAATCCAAGATGACATCAAGAAACAGGTTAAGGCTAATGTGCTTCAGGCTATCCCAGAAGACCGTAGAGAAGACCCTATTTACCTTAAGAAGGTTGAAGATGATATATGGCTCGAAGAAGGCATTGGTTTAGACCTTACTGGAGACAAGCGTTACAATGACCAAAACCCTCTTCTTGACGCTGCTGCTTACCTAAGCCGAGGCGTTTACTCTCTGGAGAAGGGTATCAAGAACAGCATTGGTATTGATGTAGACAGATTTGGAATCCCGTATGAGATTTCAGATAAACTGTTTGATGAGTCAATGCGTAGAAGCACCACTCAGTTTGAGCAGGATTTCTACGATTCATTAAAGGACAATGATTACTCTAACGCAGCCCGTATTGCACTAAACACCACGGCTGAAAGCGCACCGATTATGCTGGCTACGGCTCCTATGGCGCTGGAGAATCCGTATGCGGCGTATGCTGTTATGTCGTCACTTTCTGCTGCTCAGACATACGGTGACGTAAAAGACGAGAAGTGGTTTAAGGAGCTTAGTCCTATGGGCAAGGCTGGATACACTATCGGAACTGGTGCATTTGAAGGCATTGGTGAATTAGCTGGCTCTCGTGCTGCCGCTCGTGCGCTTCGTGGTATGGCTGTTTCCTCGTCAAGAAAGGCATCCGAGGAGGCACTCAAGGACTTTATTGGCGGAGCACTAAAACGTAGTGGTGTAAACCTTTCTGAAAACGCTCTTGGTGAAGGCATTACTGGCGTAGGACAATACGTTACAGATGGTCTCGCTAAAGGTCAGGAGGTAACGCTTAATGGCGCATTTGATGCATTTAAGCGTTCTGCTGCAAGTGGCGTAGGTATGGCTGCACTCCTGTCAGCTCCGTCTGCTGTAGAGGCTCCTATTTTCTTGGCCAATAAGATTGGTCGCAACTTCGAGGTAAAGAAGATTGACACCGCCATCAATAAGCTCAAAGAGGATATGCTGTCCGCTCCAACTCCTCAAGACCGTGAGGTTATTGGAAGACAGATTATTGACCTTCAGGCTCGCCGTGACGGAGAGATGAAGTCTAGTATCCAGTACTTCGAGTCAATGACTCCTGAGGACCAGAATAAGGCATATGTCTTAAGTACGGAGCTTGAAACCTTAGCTCAGCAACGTGTTGAAAGTCAAGATGAAACTGCAAAAGATGTACTCAAGACCCAGATTTTTGATACGTATAATCAACTCAAAGAAATAACTAACCGCTATGATAGTTCGCAAGAAGGACAAGTACCAAGTATTGTCGGAGAAGGGGAAACCGTTGTCGAAGCCCAACCTGTCGCTGGAGCAGGCCAAGAAGCGCCTGAAGCAGGTGGAGTACTTCAAGTATCTGAGCAAGAAGAAGTAATTCTACCGCAGTTTGAGGCTGAGGTTGATGCTGTTGCTTCTCTGCCAATCTTCCAAGCTATGCAGGAAGGCCTAGAAGTAGACATCAACGATGCCAATGCTGCACAGGAACAGATTATCTCGGCTATCAGCAATGTTGCTGCTATGCCGGATAGCGCCGAGAAAGAAGCGGCGACCGAACTTCTTACAGAACTTTTTGATGAAATTGACTACTATGACAACAAAACAGAGATTACTGCTCAAAACGTTACCGAAAGAGTCCCAGTTGGAGCTCCTAAAAGAGTTGAGCGCCCTAAAGCAGAAAAGGTCGGAAAGCTCCCCCTCGGAGAGCGACTACGTAATGCCCCAGTAAGGGTAGGCGACGAGCGCTACGGTGCTGTATCTATCCTTGAGGAACAGCCTGATGGTAATGTAGATGTTGTAACATACAGACGTGCTGCGCCAGAGGAAATCAAGAAAGGACTTGGTGACACGTGGGCTGATGGCGTTCAGCGCATTGAGAGCCGCCGCATTACCGATGCATTCCCTCGTATTACTGACATTGAATACGTAGAGTCAATATTCGACAACGACGGCCGCATTATGGGCGCTCGTGTCCGCAAGCGCACCCCGCTTGGTCAGGATGTATCTCCCCAGACGTTTGTCATTCTTAACCGCACCGAAGAGGCGGCCAAGCTTTCTAAGGCTCGTGAGTCCGCAGAGGACGCAAACCTTGCCCTTGATATTGCTATTCAAGGACAGATTGAACAGCTTGGAGATATTCCGCAGTACGATTTTGAGCAGGCATACGAAACTGTTACCCGCAAGATAGAGACCAAGAAGAAGGTGAAGGCTAAGCCTCGTCCTGCTGCTAAGCCGTCTACAGCGATGAGTGATGTTGAGCGTGAGGCTATTAGTGACATTGAGGTAGCTAAGATTGGCGCTCCTGTCTCTCGACTCTCTAAGAAGACATCTGCTGTTCTTGACCGATACTTGAGCGTGCTTTACAACGTGCTTCCTGACGTGAAGATGGTTGTGCACTACACTCAGGAGTCTATTGACAGCACTCTTCCAGAAAACCAGCGTACTGGTGATGTAGAGGGATACTATGATGATAAGAATGGAGAAATCCACGTAGTAGTAACGCCTACGAAGGACAATGAAATCAGCAAGAATGAGTTCCGTGTGATTCGCCACGAAATCATTCACCCAATCGTAGATGCTCTTGTATCTAAGGATTCGTTCTTTGCTAACCGTCTTACGGAGGAGATTCGTAAGATTGTAGAGACCGCTCCTGATGAGCTTGCTCGTACTACGGCTATGCGTCGTATGCGCGTCATCCTCAAGGAAGGCAATCCGAAGGAGACCCTTACTGAGTTCTTGGCCCAGTTCTCTGAGCCCGAGCTGTTTGACCAGCTTGACCAACACCCAACCTTCTTTGACAAGGTTAAGGCCCTGATTAACAAGCTGTTGAATTTTCTTGGAATCAAGAAGCGAATCCAAAACAAGAAGGAGCTTCTTGACTTCTTGACTGAGATGCGCAACAGCTTCGTTGCTGGCAAGGCCGTACGTATTAAGGATGGTACTGTCGTACGTAGTGCGCTGAACAAGTACCAGTTCTCTACTCGTCAAGAGAAACAGACCATCGTGCGTCGCTTCCTCGCTGAAGATGCTGAGGTGCGCATTGACATTGACGCTGACATTGTTCCTACTGAGGAAATTCAGAACCTGAACCCCGCCCTGTCAACGGTGCTTCCGCTTATTGAAAAGCTGTCCACCAAAATGAATCTGCCTTTTGTGGTTGTCAACGACAAGAAGTTTGACTACGTATCAAAAGTTGGATTCTTCAACTTCCCAGACCTCAGAACGGGAACAGTTGTCGAGCAGATGATGCCAGTAGATGCCGTTGAGTCCTTCCGTAAGAAGGGATACAATATCCCTAAGGACATCAAGGCAGATAAATTCATCGTCATCAATGCAGCAGCTAAGAACGTAGACCAAGCAATCTACGGCTACAGTGCTGTATTTATTGAGATGCTGAAGGAACAGAATCCTAGCGCATTTAGTTCCGTGATGTCCTCGGTTCTCTCTAGTAAAAAAGGAGCAGACCCTATTGTCAATCAAGCAGTCGACAGCTACGAAGAGCTCAACGAAATCGCAATGAGCGAAGGATTATACAATAAAATAAAGGGGAATAAGGTATACGAGAGCATTGAACTAAATAACAAAGAGATTCGTGAAGCTCTTGCATATACTGCACTTGCTGATGCATTCCAAGACTACATCAGAAACAATTCTGCTGAATCGGCTGCACAGAGTTCATTCGCAAACAACGTAGTAGACGTTGCAAAGGTTGAGTTCGACGAGCAATTACGTCCGACTCCAATGTCTATTGCAGAATTTAATTCTACATCTCGTCTTGATGACTTTGCGAATCTGTTGGCTTCTGCCACTGAGGTTCCTTCGTTTAGCCAGTATAAGACCAAGACGCTAGAGGAGGCCAAGGAGCGCATTATGGCCTCTCTATTTAGTAAGGTCAAAGCTAAAGAGTTTGCTGCGGATGCTGACGCTATGGTTGAGCGTATGACCAGAGATGATGTGGTTTACAAGACTGGTGATGCTCCACTGAGCGAACTATCGAAGCTGTACATCCGCGGCTATATGAGCGAAGTACATATGGCAACTGGTAATGTCGAGTTGCTATACCAAGCGTTCACATCTCCACTAAACCCAGCGGGGTATGACGACAGCTCTGCTTCGTTCCAAGCGTTGCTTGATGAGTATCAAGTTCAACGGGCTAAGATTGTTGACAAGCTAACTTCATCGTTGTCCAGCTCTAATCTGGCTTCTCTAAGACTAGATTCGTTCATTACTGACTCAGAGCTAGACACTCCCCTTGAGGAGCTCATCCCATACGTTGATGAGGATATTGACACTGATACATCAGCTTCTATTCAAAAGTCTTTGATGGGTGAGGATGGACAAGGAATTGCTCTTATGCTTGCTATGGCTCCAGCAAGCAGGAGCTTTGAGCTAAACGCATATATCGTACACCAAGATGTCAGTCTTTCCAAGGCGATGCCTTCAAACGTAGATGCTGTTTTGGCTGACGCTAAAGAAGGCATTGTTCACGTTCGTAAGGTTGGAGCTGGCTCATCTGACAACTACCACAGACTTAAATTCACTAAACGTGGTATTGTAGATGCATCTACAAACGAGGCCGCAAGCCAAGAACAGCTTGTTTCCCTTGGCAACGCTATTGCTATAGCTAAGCTCAACGTATCAAAGGTTGCATTTAAGACTTTTGTAAATCCAAACTATGTATCCAACGACTTTGGATATGTTGTGTTCCCTGAGTTAAAGGCTGAGATGCAGGCAGCTATTTCTGACATTGGAATTTCATTTACAGCTTACTTGTATAAGCCTGCAGTTTCAACCAGCGGAGAGGCTGGATACCGAGTTATGCTTTCTGAGTTTTCAGAGCCTAGTACCGAGTTAAGGTCCTACATCAAGGACACTTTAAACAGCCTAATAGGATACAACGAAAAGGCCTCAAATAAAGATAGAAGCATAAAAAGCATATACGATAAGATTGATAAAGAAGGAGTTGTATCCATTGATGACCTTCGCTTAGCTATTTCCACTATGGGTCAAGGAATTGCCTCTAGAGACCTATACACTAGAACGCTTTCATTCCCACACACTTGGAAAGTGCCTATGCTTCATCGTGGTCTTGACGTAATTAAAGAAGACTACAAAGGCAAGGAGATTCAGGATACGTACACCATTAATCTTACCTACAATCCTAATACTAGAATCATTGGCGTAGCTTATGACTCTAAAGTATTTGGGTACAACAACATACCTCCATTCCTTTCTTCTGGAACATCTGAGATATTCAGCAAGATTGTAAGCACCATACCCACAATGTTCCCTGACATTGAATATGCTGGACTTGACTTTACTGCTGTTAACGACAGCAAAGATGACAAGATGGGCTTGTACAATGAATATATTGATAAGTTAACCGAACTCTCTAAGTCTAATGATGAGAAGGTTGCAAAAGAGGCAATTGACCTTCTGTCTAAGGAACATAAGCACGATAAAGAAGTTAGCAATTACCGCCGAGTACAGCTAAATAACCAAGCATATATCCGCAAAGTTGGGCAGCTATTCTCTCTTAAGGTCAATAAGGACAACGAAGTTCTTCTTGGTGATTTTGAATACGTTGATAAGCTTGGAGTGCTGTATGCTTTCCCGTCTGAAAAGTATGACGAGCTTATGAATTCTCTTTCTCAAGCAAACTTCGACAGTTTATCAGAGACGGAGAAGGTTAATCTCCTTCAAGAAACGCTAGAGAGATTAAACGCTAGAGTCATTCTTGACGAAGCACAGATTCGCAAGAACTCAAAGCGCCTTAATCTTGACCCGATTGACTACGTAGAGCAGTACGCTAAGCTGTTCCAGGCTCATAGTATGAATGGAGAAATCATCCCCATTCCAAAAATCTTTATGAACCTGAACTCGCCTACGCAGTTTACTCGCTCGGCTGTTCAATTCTCTAAGCGCATCAAGCTGTCTCCCGTCGAGGAGAGCGCAGAAGACGCTGCATTGGATAAGGTTGCTAAGGCATCTTACGATTCGGACAAAGAGTACGCAGAGCGTATGAAGTTGTTCAACGAGAAGAAGACCAACATCCTATCTAAGAAGGCGTGGCTTGACCGTCAGGCAGACATCCGTGAGGCTATGCTTGATGGCGGTATGGATTATGCCGAGAACCTTATGACGCTTCGTGCTGGTGCTCAGGCAAACGCAACGGACTTGTTCAACCGCGCAGAGAAGCTAATCTATAGAGACCTTTCTCGTGGTGAGATTGAGGCTCTTGACCAAATCATCTTTATGCGTCGCGTCATTCAGATTGATTCTAATTGGGATGAGCGCAAGGCATTAGCGGAACAGAATCTCAACAACTTCGACGCTAAGATGGTCGTTGACATCAAGGCCATTGATGAGCTAATCAAGTCAGAAAAGGCTAAGTCTAAGCCTGACAATAAGTTCATTAGTGAGCTTGAGAACGACAAGATGAACATCCGTCAGCAGCGTGAAAAGCTCAAGGAGTACGCTGACGATTATGCTGTTCGCCCAAAACATCCAAAGGGGCTTAACGCTGAGGAGGCCATCCAAGCCATTACGGCAATGGAGCGCAAGCTCGGAGCCACGATGTTTGGAAAGCTCAATATGCGTGCTGATGCTTACTTCGATGAGTTCAGAAACATCCTCAGAACCTATGAGCAGAATGGCCTTATCGACAAGCAGACGTTTGACAGATTCGTTAAGGACGACTACGAGCCACGCAAGTTTGTAGAGAAAATATTTGAGGCTCTTGACGATGAAGTGTTTGAGCGCTCTGGTATGGGACTCAAGCAAGATGTGCTTAAGTCTATCCAAGAGGGTAGCGAAGGCAACCTGCTTATGGACTCTCGTATGCTGTTGTCTCTTGCCTACAAATCTCAAGAGGCTAAGCGCTTCGAGAATATCGCCAACAGAGAACTCGCTAAGGAGATTTCTCCAGACAGCGCTGACTTCCTCCGCAAGGCTAACTACGCTACGTTGTTTGACGGAAGCATTGCTACCGACCAATACGGCAACAGCAAAGTTGACCCTGCTGACAAAGGATTCACCAACGTATTCTACAAGGAGAATGGAAAGCTTCGTGCATTCCAGCTACGCAATGATATGTATGTTCAGTGGCAGGACGCTAACCGCAGCTTCTTTGGCGTTGGTGGACGAGCTAAGAAGATTCTTTCGTCTCTTTCTGGAGCGCCAGTCCTTCGTGCCTTTGCTACTGGATACAACATCTTCTTTGGGTTTGGCTTAGTGGTTCCTGAAACACTGGCTGTTGTAATGGCCAGAAATAAAATCTACGGCAAAGACAGCCTACTACCAGTGGCTCTCTTGAAGATGGCCAAGGATTACGCTGTTGGTATCTACTCAAAGGCTACCGACCAAGAGCTTGTTCGTGACTATTTCGCCCACGGTGGAGGTATGTCGTTTATGAGCCAAGAGTTCCGTCCAGAGTACCGCTTTAAGGAGAAGTACAAGAACAGCTTTGAGTATGCTCTGGCTAAGCGGTGGAACAGAGTTACTAAGGGCATTGCATTTACTGGCGAGACCTTTGAAATTGGTATTCGACTAGCTGTTTACAGCCGTATGATTTCTAACCTCAAGCAGCAGTACCCAGACTTAGCTAAGACAAAGGATGGCCTTGAGAAGATTAAGTTTATGGCTGCTGCCGAAGCTCGCTCTGTTGTTGACTTTAGCAAGGGCGGAACGCTTACCAAAGACCTTGACGCTATTGCTCCGTACCTCAACGTAGCATTCCAAGCTACTTTGGCTACCTTCAATGGCATTAAGGACAATCCAAAGGCGTTTGCCGAGAAGTTCTTCCAGTATGCCGCTGGCCTTATGGGTCTTGTGTTCTACAATATCCTTACCTACGGAGACGATGAATACGAGGATGTAGACCCGTATATGCGCTACCGCTACCATATCATTCTACTTCCAACAAAGGATGAGGATGGTAAGCGTCAGTACATCCGACTGAAGAAACCACAACAGCTTCTCCCACTTACTGTGCCTATCGAGATGCTGGCTCACTCTTGGGCCTCTACGATAAATGGTAAGCCTAAGAAGTTCTCGGAAGAGGAGGTTAAGCTCGCTTGGGAGAACGCTGCTGACGGTGTTCCATTCTTCGTTCCTGGTATTGACAAGGCCTACGACCTTATGAACAGAGTTCCAGTAATGTCTGTTATTGCTAAGTCATTCTTTAACTATGACTCATTCCGTAACGCTACCATCGTCCCAGAGTACATCTTTGGTCAGGTAGAGCCTTACGCAGAAGGTCGCAGCAGTGACCGCGTAGAGTACTTCTACAAGGCGCTCGCTAAGGCTTCTGAGTCTGAGTACATCCCAGACATCTCAGCTCCACGATTGAAGGCTGGAGTAGAGTCAATTATCACTAGCCCTACGACTAACTTCCTCGTTGGAGTAGCATACGGTGTACTTGACTTGGCCGCCAGAGCTGCAACCGATTCGCTTAACATTGAAGACGTAGACCTCTCCGACAAGCAACTTCAGGAGTCTGTTGAGGGGCGCGCCACAAGGGAGCTCAAGAACATCAAGAGTAACGCTACTAAGGTGTTTGTTCGTTCAGTGAATCCTAACTGGCCTGACTATGTTAAGCGTTCTGGCTCACAGCAGGAGATTAAACTTGAGGAGTCTACTGAAGACTACCTTGCTAGCGAGAAGATTAAAGCTCTTGCTAACAAGCACAAAGAGCAAGGCCACTTCAACAAGAACGGCAAGCGCTATCAGGAGGAACTCAACAAGATTCTGTCTACTGTGCCAGCCGAAAAGAGAGAGCGTATTGGCCGTAAATACTTCTACGCAATCGCGTCTAGCGACAAGGATAAGAGCCTGATGAGCATTAGATTTGCAGACACGCCGAGCGAGGCCGCACGTGTGTTCTACGATAAGTTCGGAAAGCTTGAGCCTGAGGAGTTTAACGACGTAATGAAGGACCTTCGTGAGACTGGATTCCGCCCTAACGAAGAATTTTATGCTGTCATCCGAAAACTATACTCTCAAAAATGATGAAGAAATTTGTTGCACTGGCATTATTGATGAGCATCCTTTTATCGGGGTGCTCGGCCAACAAGCGCGCGACGTGGCATCTGAACCGCGCAACGCAATTGAATCCATCATTGCTCAAAGAAAGAGTGATAGTAAAAGTGGATACTGTTGTAACCAAAGAGATTGCGTATGCGGATACAGTTTCTTTTTCTGGAGTTGACAGTGTGGTTGTTAGCAACGATACAGTTGTTACAACACTTATCAAGTACGAAGACAGAATCATCGTCAAGACCAAGGTAAAGCCTTACAACATCGTAAGAGATGTAGAGGTCAAAGTGCCTGTGGTTGAGTATGTTCCGAATCCAAAAACTTGGGTAGATAAAGCAAAAGATATTCTTCTTTTATCCCTGTTTGTCATTTTATTATTTATCTTGGCTACAAGATTCGTAACAAGATGGCTAAGGTAAAAGAAGCAAAGGCAACGTTCCAGCGTAAGGCGCGCCGCAAGCGTCCAGGCGTTCACGCAAAGACTAAGTACTCTAAGAGTAAGAACAGTAAGAACTACGCCAAGCTTAGCGTAGGTCAGGGCTAGTCTATATAGTTATAGTAAGCGATGTACTTGTTTAGCGCAAGTACACGGCCTCTTGTGGCGCAGTCTTCAGCGTACTCACCATCGTGGGTATAGTTTCTGCTCCAGCGTATATCTCTGACGTGCTTCCACTTAACCATAAATGAGGCTGAGTCAATCTCACAAACCTTTGGTACATCTACTGGAACTAGACGGACAGACTCATCTTTATTAAGCTGTCCCCACGTAAGCATTACAATATCTTTGTCGAGGTGCGGCTTGACGGACTCAATCCATTCTGGGTGCATAATGTTGTCGCTATCCAGAAAGGCAATCCAATCATCAGGCGCAAACCGGTAAGTATCTAGAGCGAAGTTTCTGTTGTGCGCACCAAAGTCTCCTGTTTTTCCAGACTCTAGGCATATGGCTCCGTCAATCTTTGGTGGATTATCTACAACAGCATCGAAGACGATAATCCAGTTACACTCTTTAGGAATGGACTTCTTTATCTCGTTGAGGTTCTTAGGCCGGTGGCACGGTGTGATAATGTGTATCATACTAAGTACTTGGCTCTCTTTAAGTTAACTAAATCTAGATTGTGGTCTGGAGAATCCTTCAACGCGTCGTGTAGATTCTGAGCAAGAGTTTTAGCAAACTCTGGTGTCATCATCTCAATGGCTTCCTTCCACTCTTGTTTGTTTGAACATAATAGTCCGGTCTCTCCGTGGATAATTACCTTGTTGTATGGTCTTGTCCTTGATGCGATGACGGCTGTCTTTGTAACGGCTGCCTCAGTAATCTTAAGGTCGCTCTTGCTCCAATTAAATCTGTTGGCGGTCAATGGTACTAGGCTTACATCAAAGCTCTTGTACATCTGACCGTATGAGTGAATTGGCCTAGGGGACATCACATACTTAGCGTTTAGAATCTGCGGGTAGTCGCTTATCTGTCCGCAGTACAGCTCTTTGTCTTTGAAGTCATAGCCAATACTCTGTACGTCGTAGTCGTGGCCTAGGGCTCCAACATATCCAAAGCGCACTAGGTCGCTTGGGTATTTCTCTTGGTCTATCCATTGCTCCTCGTCAAGGTTAATGGCGTTGTTTATGATTTCAATGACAGCGTTTGGATTTATCTGTTGCATCTGCTTAGCTAGGTATTCAGATGGGGTCCAGATGATGTCAGCAATCTTAATCGTTTTCTTGATGTCTGGGCCGTAGTAGACATCATATAAACCCTTCGCAGGATTTGCGTTACTCAAGTCCCAGTAGTCATCGTTATCCAAGATGAGCTTCACCTTGTGCTTGACGAGCATACGTTTGAATGCCTTGTGGTCGTTGACGGACAGCTTCCTTGACACAATCAGGTTGTCTACCACGTCAAGGTTCATATCCTTAAGGCTATTAAGGCTGTCAATCCAGTGTAGGTTTACGCCCTGCTCTTGGAGCCTACGCAATGGGGTTACAAGCCTATGGTAGTTGACACCGCCTAGGCCGTCAATGTGAATTAAACTAATCATTCTTTGTGATATTCTTTTATGGATTCACGTATCCCGTTTAGTTCTTCTCTTACGCACGCTTGGAACTTTTGGAGCATCTTCTCCACTTGTTCTTTTTCGGCTATTGGAAGTCCTTGTTCTCCGTGTAGGTTTTCGTACAGCTCCGTCATTGCTCTGTGTACGCCTTCTGCGGCTAGGTGGTACTGCTTTGATAGCTGGCTCTTGGTCATCTTCTACAATTTTGTACCCCCAGCATTTTATGGTAGCTACGAATTCGTTTTTTCCGAGGGAATTATCGTACTCTGAGCTAATAGCAGTAAAATATTTCGGGGTATCGTCAACAATATATCCGTGAGACTTAAGATAATCAGCGAGAAACTTAATAGCAACGATAGTATTGTCGACATCAAACCTACAATTATACCTAAGGTGTATGCTAATCTTGCTAGCAGAGAACTTGTCGAAATGGTGAAGTGTCTGCTTAATCTGCTTTCCAAAGGAAGATTTCTCGCCGAAACGATTGCTCCAGTGTTTCCCAGAATATAGCGCATTAAGGCTAGGTGGCTTCGGAACAGGTATTGTAATCTCTCTGTAATCATCGGGCATTAAACAAATTTATCAAAATATCTTGCTATAATCATCATTTAAATAGTCGTGACCCAAAAGTATTTCCTTCTGTTCCACCTGACTACCTAACGGAGGAAATAGCAAATTACCCCTTACGGTACGTAGAGAGGTACGTGAATTGTTCATCTCTAGTTGTATTGGAGAGTCAAATGATGTGGGCTCTCCACCTGTTTCTGTCTCACGAATCTTGCGCACGTGCCACTCCATAGTCCTACGCATCTGCGGGATTGGATGCTGAATCTTACGGTGGAATGTTAGGAAGTTGTCTGCTCGGTTGACCCACTTACCTCCGTGTTCGCTGTCCTCAGCGCCCGGGGCAACAGGTAGTCCGTCTTCTCCTCTTCTCCTTGCTGCCTCAGTAATGGCGTGAGTGTTAAGCCACAGCGCCACCTGATTGGTATTGGAGAAGGTAAGGAATTCAGATGCAGCATCGTAGTGGTACTCGTGCACGCCTACGCCCGATGTGCGTGACATATCTACACGCATAGAGTTGTAAGGGTCAATGAATATGCCGTCGACCTTCTTGTACTGAAGAATCTTCTCGCAGTAAAGAAGGATGTCCATATACGAGAACACCTTGTTGTTGTTGATGAAGATAAAGTGCTCTTTGACCCAATCGTAGGCGCGCTTGCGTATCATATAGTTCATCTCCTTTATTTCCTTGTCGCAGGCGTATTGCATCAGGCGCATCTTGATGGATGCTGTGCGGCTCTCTGCGGAGTAAACAATCCATCGCCAGTCGTGGCGTATGGCTGCGTTTACCATAAGGTGTAGGCCAAGCGTAGTCTTTCCGATGTTGCTGTGTCCGTTGATGATGGTAAAGTCCTTTTTGTAGACGAAGTACTTGTCTATCTCTGGGTGTCCAGTGGTTAGCCCGAGCTGTATTTTACCATCTGCGAAGTCGTTAATCCACTGCTCGTCGGTATCGTCTGATGAGATAAACGACATATCCCCATCTTCTAGCTTCAGCTTGCGGGTCTCTGTATCTTCAGCAGTTATGATTTCACGGATAGGCTTGCGCTTTCCTTCTTCGATGCCGTCGGTGATTGTCTTCTTAGCTGAGTCAAGGCTCTCAACATCCCTGCGCTCAATCTCACGAAGCAAGACTCGGAACACCTCATCCTCTTCCATCTTTCCTGCGGCAATGTATCCGCCGCACAGGATAGACGCACGAAGTAAAGTGTTGTGCTTCTCGCCATCTGGAGCCCTACGAATCATCGTAGCAGCTACGTTAAGGCGTTGGTAGTCTGTTGACTTCTCTACCTTAATCTCTTGTGTCTTACGCTGTTCGTATTCTTCGGAGATTAGGTTAGGGAATGGAACAGCATTCTTGATGCAGATGTCTGGGTCGTAGGACTCAAAGCAAGCACGAGATTCGTTCTTTCCCGACGTATCTATAACGATGCCGTACTTGTTATCAAAGTAGTGCTCAAGTGCTCGGAAATGGTCTCTGTGTCGCTCTGGGTACAGTATCTGTACCAACGCCTTGATGCCATCACCTGATGGGCTGACCCATACCGCTATGATGTGTTTGTCTAAACATAGAGCGTTCTTAACCTCATCTACGGTAGAGAACTTAGTAACGTGGTCGATGTCAATGACGATGAGTCCGCTATGCTCGGTAAGAGCATCATCATTCCTGGTCTCAAACTCACCACTCCATAGCACTACAGGCAGCTTGGTCTTGAGTTCCTTCTCGCCTTCTCTGATGAGGGTAACTCGCTCGCTCTGCTTTCCTTCTCTGATTCGCTCAAGAGCCTGAAGAACAGTTATGTAGTTAGGCGCATCCTTCTCGAAGACACTTCTAAATATGGTAACGTTTTTGTCTAGTACGCTCATAGTGTTTCAATTATGGATATGACCTTCTTCCAGTACTCGTAGCCATCCTGATTAGCCATATACATACACTGAGTGGCGTGCTTCATAGCATCATCCTTTCCGTGCATCTTGACCATAGAAAGGGCTTTTACATCCTCACTCGCTCTTGATTTCATCCTTTAGGACTTCTTTGATGATTACCTCAGCAGCAGCGATTCGTTCTTCTTTAGTGTCGTACGGCAATAAGTACTCCGAATCCTTGATAAACTCAACAAGTCTGTTTTTGTAGATGTTAAGTCGCATCACTGTAGAAAAACTAATGACGATTGGGGACTCGTTAAAGTACTCTTTTGCAAGCATCTCAGCCTCTTTGTATAGTGCCAATATTGCCTTGTCCTTGATGTTTATGTAGTCAGTTACCTTCTTGTGTCCGTGTATTACGGTAGCGTGGTTCTTATTGAACGCCTTACCTATGATAGAATAAGGTATACCTCTTGAGCGAAGCACATAGAACAACGATTGTCTAGCAGAAACAACGTTTTCTAATCTTGTATTGCTGAGTAAATCTACTTTGAAGTATTCACTAGCAACATCCACAAAACATCTAATGTCCTTTTCTGAATATCCTGTTTCCATTGAATTAAATTTTTAGTACCCTCGGCGCGGCTCGAACGCGCAACCATCGCATTAGAAGTGCGAGGCTCTATCCTATTGAGCTACGAGGGCTTTGTTTTTCTTAGCCTCGAGCTCTTTCCAGATTCCGTGGTGGAGTATCTCCTCTACGTGTATCTCTGCTCTGCGTAGGATTAAGGTGGCTAGAAGCTGTCCGTCAATTGAGGTTTCGGGAATGTCTTGCGACCTAATTAGTATCACATTATCTCCACGTTTCTTTGGGAAATGTATCACCGTAAACTCTTTATCCGACAGCTTCTCAAGGTGCACAACGCCGTTCTCACTATGCGCCTTTACCACCTCAAACCACGCACTTTTCTTACTTGGTGTTGAGCCAAAAAAGAAGGGGGAGTCAACCTTCAATACGTCTATCCCCCATTCTAGTCCTACTAAGTAGGCTAGTGATGACTCAAGTAACTCAGAAGGGAAGACCGTCATTGCTTGGAGCCACGTATCCCTGTGGAGCTGATGTAGCCTGTTGTGGTTTAGAGCCCCAAGTTGAAGGGTCAGAAACTTCTAGGTAGTAGTTGCCCTTAGCGCTGCGCTTAAGGTCAAAAGAAACGAAAGGCTTCTCTCCTTTGGTGGCGTAACGCTGTAGGTCATTCATCTCAGCAACCGAAAGGCTGAAGCGCACAGATACGCCGCCATTGGGTTCAACGAAAGAGCGCGAAGCATCATCCCATACTTTTGCTGACTTAACGTAGCCACAAAAGATTTTCTCTGTTTTGTTTTCCATTGTATTAGATTTTATACAAATGTAGTTAATAACTATGTTAATTGCAATAGGTTTTTGAAAAAGAGGGAGCCTATTGCAGTGCCCCTCTTACTCTTTGATAAACACGCCGTTGACGAGTTTGCCCTTACGATTCTTGATTTCGTTGTATGCTGTCTCTAGGCAGTCCCAAGGATTCATCTCTAGCTGTGCGCATAGGATGATGAGCGTAACCAGTACGTCTCCTACGGCATCAACAGTCTCCTCCTCTTTTTGTTTAGCGATAGCGGAGGCAAGTTCACCAACCTCCTCCATTACCTTAAGCATCTGCTTGTTTGCATTCTCGCGTTCTACTAGGCCACGTTCAATAGCCCAGTCAACCACTTTCATTTCTAAATCTAGGATTGCGTCCATTCTTCTGTTTCTAAAATTAAACTAAGTGCATTAACATACCCTTCCCAATATTTGGCTTCGGTATCTCTACGGCTGTACAAACATACGTTACGATTGTACTGAGCCTTCTTGTATTGTTCAAGTATTAGGGCTTTGTTTTTCATTGGTTATATTTTCCATATACTCATCATAACGAGTGCACTCACCACATTCCCATCTATATTTAAATGTGCCGTCTTTAGTGAACTTTGGGTGCACATCGTTTGGTGAGCCGCATCTGTCGCATACAATAGTGTTTGGGAATAGCCCGCCTGAGTCTTCTTCTTTATCTGACTCACTACTTATCTCAATATACCAAGGGCCAAGGTCAAGTATAATAGACCATAGATTCTTTGCATAGTGAATGAACGATATACCGACCCCCCACTGGGAGTAGTACTTGCCTGTCTTAATCTTCATTTCTCGTTGGTGTTAAAATTTAACCCAAAATGCTTTAGTTAACCACCCAAATGAAACTTCCTTTGTTCCATCTGCATTGACACTAAAAGCAAGCATCGGCAGTATTAACCAACTTTTATCTTTTCTCATTTCTCGTTGGTGTTAAAGGTTTCGTTGTAGTAGGTTTCGCCCATCCATTGCACAAGACCTTCTTCATTGTAATCCCAACCTTGTTTAACTGCATTCTCAATCTCCTCCTTGTGCATTGCTTTGGCTTGTTCAAAGCTCATCTTAACAGCCTCAAGTAAATCACCATCGTGTTCAAAGTGTGACTTAAGGTTGTTGTAAATCCATTCAATACTGCTCTGTTTCATTTATCGTTGGTTTTAAAGTTTAGTTTTAACATACTCAGTTTTTTCTTGCTCTGTCAAGTCAGAAAAGAATTGTACAGCTATTGCTTGCCCAAACAATACTTTCTTTGCCATTGCAAATCTTTCCTTAAGTGTAGTGTATTCCTTATCGTAATTGAGAGGTTTAGCAATCATCCATCCCTCCAATTTATTACTGTCAACCACTACAGATACTGATTCTTGAACTGAATCATCTTTTAATAGTTCGTCTATTAAGATTGCTTTCATTTCTCGTTGGTTTTAAAGGTTTCGTTTAATAGGTATGCTAATTCTTGGGCATCTTCTCCGGTGGTAAATCCTATTCTCTTACCATCTACCCACACATCATACCCAGTGGTGTAGCAACATCCATCTCCACAATGGTGTACGTATGGACAAAGTGTTATTTTCATTTTAATTTACTCTTGATGTGTTCGTCAAAGTCTGAATACTTCAGCCCCCACGTTACACTGAACCACATCATTTCCTTCTCTGCGTAAGCTGCTCGCAACTTAAGTTCTCGCATAAGGTACTTCTTGCCCCACTCCTCAAGTTGTTCGCCCTGAGCAACAGTCATAGTGTACTTCTGCCACCACTCGTCTACGCCTACGATGTCGTCGTAGGTTACATCGTGTCCAGCAATCTCAAACATCTTATTGACGATGTCAATCATTGCCTTCTCTTTCTTTTGTTCTCTGGTTAGTCGTTTCATTGCACATTATCCTCAATTAGAATCTCCCAATAGTCGCCGTGGTCAACGAACCCATTAACAATTCCTTCTAGTAAATACAACGACATATTAGTGCCCACGGATATAAATGGTCCTCCGCTTGGGTCAACGAATATAATTTTGTCGTCGTCGTTCCATCCGTATCGCACATACTTAAGGTCTCCCTTCCAGTCAATGTTGCCGTTCTCGTTCTTCTCAAACGTGAACTCATCTCCGTATCGGTTAGTGTACTTACTCATCTTCTGAGTCATCCATATAGTCCTTATACTCTGGGTAATGCGTTCCCTCGTTGCCATTTTGCATAATGGCTCTCCACCTTAGTTCTTCAGACCTCTCATCTTCGTCTTGCTGAAAGGCGTGGTTAGAGCAAGGGCTTTGTTTCTTTTGGTTGTCTACGTATTGTTGGCTGTCGCCGAGGTCATCCCATTCCATAATCATTCATTTACATCATTAAAGCATTCGCCGGAATCAATACTCCCTTCGAGGTATTGTTGTCTCCCCCAAGAGTTGTCCCAGAGGAAGACAAATATCCCCTGCAAATAGACTTGAGTCTCTCTGTTTCTATTGTAATCATATACAACAGATTATCCTCAAGAGTCTTGTCAGGTGTTTTGGTGGCAATCAAGCACCAATACTTAGCTTGCGTAGTTGCGATGCCTGATGGAACTCCTCTTGACTCGTACTCTATATAGAAGTTACCAGTACGGTGAGTCTGGAAATCTGTCTTTACTTCCATCTCAGCGCCGCTAAATAGGGAGCCGAACAGCTCCTCGCCTTCTTTGCCTATTTTAAGGTCGAACCTAAAGTCGCTGTTGTACTCCATCTTAAAGCGTTCCTCGTATGATGTAGTTGTCTAAGTCTTCTCCATTAAGGAAGAATCGTACGTATCTATCTACGCCATTTTCAACGAGCATACGTCCTTTCTCAAAGAACTCCTCAGACACATCAAACACACCGATGTCCTTGCTGCTCTTGTCTACTACAATGAACTTGAAGTTATCTGGATGTACATCGAACAGCGTACAGTAGATGTATGCCTGAGATGCGTAACCATATTTAGCTGCACTATACCTGAATTCACCAATGCTTGATGTTGTCTTAAGGTCATAGATAATAGGCCTGTCCTTCTTCTTGATGTCGGCCTTACCTCGGAACGGTATGCCGTACAATGTACCAATTTCTGGTAGTTCGTAGTCTGAATCAGCCATAGCATCCTTGACGAAACTGTTCTTCTTCAGCGCATCAGCCACGTAGTAGCAGTTGTCGTAGTCCTTGCGTACAAGTAGGCGTTTACCTGAGCCTTCGTAGTGTGCGACAGCATCCTTCCAGATGTTGGTATTCTTGTTTGAACATTCAACAGGCACAAAGTTGTCCTGAAGGTGTGGCTCAAGAAGCAATGTATGGATTAAGTTACCCATTACAAGTGCTGTAACATCGCCGTCCTCTCCGTATTGTAGGTAGCGCGCATACTCACGAGGTGAGTCGTTCAACTTCTTTAGGTTTGAGGAAGACATTGCTGCCTTCCCCAAATACCCATAATAGAAGTCATCATCGCGCATAGCCTCCAACAATGTAGGCTTATCCCACGATGTTCCATCCAGAAGAATTACCTCGTCCACTACTTAATGAACTTAGACAGGGCGTTCTTCTGAGCCTCGGTAAACTTATCGCCTGCTGATGCAATAATCTTATCGTATTGCTCTTGACTACCGATGGCCTTCATAGATGCTACGGCACGCTGGAATAGGTCATCCTGAACAGGTGCTACAGGCACCTCAACAGGAGCAACAGCCTTTGCCGCTCCCTTTCCGTGGGTGTTGGTAGCATCGGCATCCTTGGTGTCGTCAATCAGGAACATAGCGTTAAGCGCATACTTGCGAGCGTAAGACGATGATGAACCGAACGACTGAGCGATGTCCATACCCTTTCGGTTGGGGTCGATGCCGGCCTGCGCGGTTACAGAAATCTCATCATCACCTACAGACACACGCACCTCTGCCTCTACGTATACGAGCCCGAAGACTTCGTGTATGCTGTCTGAGATGGTCATCGTTACGCCGTATGAAAACAGAAGCGGCTTGAGTGCCTCTAGGATGTCCTCTTGGTTGCGGTAAGCGTACTTACCGAAGGAATTGTACTGAGACTTAGGTGCCTTGAGTTCGTTCTGGATGTGAACGAGGCGTTCTCCTAAAGTCAGTTTGCTTGTGTCAACAGAATCTGCTGACGCTCTACGTGTAGCCATAAGAATTAAATTAAGTTATTGACAAATTTAGTTAATAATTGTGTTAATACCAAGTTAAAATGGTTCAATTTCTTTACGAAATATCACCATCGGAAACTCGAAGTGCTCGCCAACGTAGACATCTACTGCGTTGGTTCCCAACTTCTTTTGGTATTCTTCAACCATATAGAACAGCGTTTCTGCTGACTCTACATCAAAGGCGTAGGTTTCTGTCTCGCCGGTATTTTCGTGCATATAGAAAAACTCTACTTTCATTGCTTACTTCTTAGTTCTTTAGCCTTGTTCTCGTACCACCGAGCCTTGGCTAAGTCTTGTTCAATAGGTTGGTCTGGCTTCAGGCCGAGCCTCATTCGGTACTTAAATGCATTTATCTCGCAGAACTTAATGAATGCATCGTCTCCCCATATGTCAATCATCATCTCCCATACTTCCTTGGAGTTCTGTTGGTAGTGTGACGGTCTTACGTGGTCATAGTTTTCTTTCATCTGTCTCTCCTAGTTGGTATAGTTCTTCAATAGGTAACGAGATAAAGTTGCGTAGGCTACGCTCTATTGTCACGTAGGTATCTTCCATCTCTGTGTCGAGGTTTTTGTATACTTTGGTTAGCATCTCCTCAAGCAGTGAAGCAAAGTTGTTTCCGTAGAACTTGATGTCCTGACGATAGGACTTGGTTCCCTTTAGTTCATCAATCAACTCTAGGGTAATCTGCGAGCATACCACCAACTTGACAAGTGTATGGTGTAGGTTAATCTGTTCTTGTGTCATATGGTTTAAATGCTTTGAATTCAGATACAACGATGTCGTTGTATGGCTTGCACACCTTGTTCCATTCGGCAATAAGCCTCTTGGGTGTGTACTTCTTCTTTACGTTTTCCGATAGCAACAATGCTGTTGCCCCTGCAAAGGCAAGGAACAGACTCTCTCTATCTTCAACAGGGTCAGTCTTTCTTATCATTGTACTTCTTATCGTAGAATCGTTTCCACATAGAGGCAGCAACTGCGATTCGCTGAGGATAGAATTTGTATTCACTACGCAAACGAGCCATTGCTATCCGCATAAATTGGTCTCTTTCTTTCATTTGAACTTAGATTTTAAATCGTTATTCTCAATAGCCTTACGCAGAGCGCTCTCGTAGTAGTCTGCCTCAGCATAAGAGGATAACAAGTTAAAGAAATCATCTTCATTGCGGCACTTGTTAGCATAGGTAGCGCACCAAAAAGCGTAGTCAAGTACACTGTCCTCCCAACTTGCGTAGGTGGCGTGAGACCTATTAGTTCCCTTAGCAAGGTTAATTCTACTACGTGCCTGCTTCATTCCGAACAGATTGTTGTTCTCTTTGAAAATCGTAGACGTATAGTTAGCAGACTCAACGCGAGCCTGAGCAAGGGCAATGTGTGGGTACTTGACATTGAGTTCCTTCAGTTTAGCAATGAGTCGCTCCTCTGAGAACTTAGGCTTGTTCAGATACACGTTGAACACCCCTTCGTATACTCTCTCTCCATATCCAAACCAAAACGTAGACAGCGCTGAAAGTAACGCGGTTGCGGAAAGGATAAGGAGAGGCTGTTTCCACCCAACCTTTCGGTAGATAACAGCCTTCCTATCGTAGACAAACAACATCACAGAGTAATACTATGTAATACCAGATTGTACTTGTCAAGCAGATATGCCTGAGTGTCAAACAGCGCAAGGCTGTACCTGCGTGTTGCATAGACAACAGCATCAGCGACTACGCCAATACGCTCTCCACGTTGTAGTACGTATTCAATGCGCTTGATACCAATGTCGGTATCCATCTTGTGCGCAAGTCTACTTGCTCGCTTTACGCTGGTAAGTAGAGGAAGATTGTTGTTCGCTTCCATAGGAATTCAATTTAATTTTTAGTTCTTGATTTTCTTTCATCAGAGCCGCAATTTGTTGACCCTGAACAGATAACAATTGATACAAGGTATCAGAACTGTAGTTTAGTTTTAACATTTTAAATAAAAATAGTGCGCCCAAATCCTCCTGAGCCGCGTTGCTGGGGGGCTGGTGGAGAGCCCCCTGCGCTGCGGAGTGTCCTGAACACAGGGCGAAGTTAGCCGTTAGAAATGATAAAGTCTACCCAATTTTAGTCAATCTGCTGACTGAAAATGGTTATTTTTTTACGTCGTGTCGGTAGTAGATAGTCTCTGGGAACTCGCCCATAACATACTTGAGCACGTCGCAGAACCATACAGTCCCACCCTTGCTATGCTCGTAGAACGCACCATCGTAGGTGCATACTTCGTTAAGAGTGAAATAGTGTCCTTTTTTAATCATACCTTCTTTGGCTGACACGATAACGTGGACAGCATTAGCATCTCGGTTGCCGAACGTACGCTCCCACTTGAGCATCTTGTCAAGCACGAATTCGGTACCGCCAACCATCAGAAGGTTTGCCTTTGGACCCTTCCACGTGGGAAGGTCAACGTACCACATACCAAACTCATCGCGAACAAAGCGCACGTTGATGACATCGGCGCGGCGATAGGGAGAGAAGAAAGTGATGAT